CAAGCCTTTCAACGGGTTCCCTTTTATTGGTTTTTGATCTTCATTAACTTTATTTAGATTTTCTTGAATCTTAATAGCTTCTACTATTCGTTCGTCATTTGTTTTCATTTGCTCTCCATCCGTCTTTGTAGAAACATTATTTCATTTTCATATTCTTCTTTTATACATTTTATTGTTATGCTTTCACATCCAGCAGAATGATGAACGCGGTGAAACCTTACTGAATTATAAGAATCTAAATATTCTGTTCGTGTTATGTCTTCGTCTTTTATATAAACATTTTTAAATATCATTTATACACTCCAATAAACGAACCATCTTCGAATAAATAATCATAAATAATATTTACAAACCTATAACTTTCATGAAAATAATCTTTTTCAAAAAAAGTAAATCCATCGTCTTTGACATCCAATATTTGATAAACGCTTCCGTCGTCTTCCAAAAATACACCCGGACGCTTTATAATATATTTACCAATTTTTGTTCTTGCCTCTTCCATCGTAAACGGGCGAACGATTGCGTCAATCTCTTTTGTTTTCATTTCTTACCATCCTTTTTCTCTTTTTTAGGGAATCTTGTATCAACTGGATTTCTGTCACTTGCCTTAAAAGTAACAATATCAGGATAGAAATCTAGTTCTACTACACCGCTTGGCCCATGTCTGTTTTTATCAATGTACAGTTTAGTTTCAATATAATCTTTGCCTTCTTCCGCTGATCTATCACGATCCATAAGTATGATTAATTGAGCGTCTTGTTCAAGGTATCCAGACTCTGCAAGGTGAGAAACTTTAGGCGGATCTTCCTCTGCAATACGATTAAGCTGGCAGACCACAATTATAGGAACGCGCAATTCTTTAACCAACTTCATAATCCGTTTTGATATCATAGAGCATTGTTCTGTACGCGGAATTCTTATTTCTGTTGATTGAATCAATGCAAAATGATCTATAAAAATAGCATCACATTTTTCTACCCTGACAAAAGCTTTTATCTTTGCTTCAATCTCAAATATATTTTGTCCCATGATATCATCAAACATAATTCCAGAATCAAATATTTTTGCCATTGAATCAACAATTGTTTTATACTGATCGTTTTGAATATTACCATATGAAAATTGTCGCGTTCCAATATCGGTTCCGGTTGAAAGCATTCGCTCGACGCATTCCTCGGCTGTCATCTCAAGGGAAAAGTATGCCGGTTTCTTTCCACGTAAAATCATATTATATGCCATGTTTAAGGCAATCGCCGATTTTCCTTTTCCAGTTCTTGCGGCAAGCAAAATATATTCCGGATAAAATCCATCCGTTATTCTGTTCAATGCGTCATATCCTGTATCAATACCGCGTAATCCTTTATTTTTATTGTTCTTAGCTTCCTCAATTCTATTGATTACGTTTCCGCACACTTCCGCAAGATTCCGGCTACCACGTCGAGCCGATCTATCATGTACCCCGCTTATTTCTGAAACGATTCGAGTTATTTCAAACCCATTGTCTATATCTTTTTTGCAAGCCTCTAAAAGATTCGCGGCAAGTCCTGTGTATATTCGTCGTAAAGCGGCGCTTTTAACCTTTTCGGTATTGTGTTTCCATGTTGAAGCCGTTTCTATATCCGTAAGGGTTGCAACATATCCGGGTGAAATTGTATCCTTTACTTCCAGCCAAACAGTCTGGATATCGGCATGAACATTTTTTGCATTAAGCTTTATAATAGCATCATATATGCGCCTGTTTGCATCGCTGGTAAAATCATCCGGTTTTAATTCTTTTTGAACATCGAGAATTAAACCATTATTCATAAGCATCGCACCTAAGACATATCTTTCCGCGTCACCTTCTATCATCATTTTGGAGTACCATCCTTTTTGAATTGTTTCCCGCATACTTTACAGAATCCTAAAAGCAAGTCAACTTCCGTACCGCAACAATCGGCGCGGAAAGTCGGCGCGGTGCTCGTCTTAATATCCGGATTAAGAGTTTCTGAATAAGGTAACTTATCAGGATTATTGTTTTTATCCCTGCTATCCCATGTTACTGCTTTGCCCTTCCAGCTTTTTACCTGATTTCCTTGTACATCTTTCCAGTCTAATTTTGAATAGTATGAAAAAAACTCGTAAGGACTTATGACCAACTGCTTTTCAAGTACATAATTTATAACCTCTTCTTGTGTTGGAGGTATAAATTGTTTTTTTTCTTTTTTAGGTTTTGAAGGAATAGCCGGTATTTCCGGCGTATCTTCTTTCTTTATCTCTTTATCTAACTCTTTATCTAACTCTAACTCTGGTGAACGATTTTTGAACACTTTTGAACATTGTTCACCATCTCCATGCTCTATAAGTAATTGAGTTTTCTTTTCTCTCAATTCCCTCATTCTTATAGCATCGCTTGTTTCAAAACCTAGCATTGTATTTACCTGTTCCATATACAAAGTTCCATCATCAAACCTATCCATCATGCCAAGCTCAGAAAAGATTTTCACCGCCGATCTTACTATATCGATGTTTGTATCTGTTATCGTTGCAAGCATCTTGTCATTATAGGGAACGGTTTCTGAAAACCTTAATTCTCCGTTATGGTCAACACTTTCTAATAAAAGTTTTAGATAAAAAAGTACATAGTCTTTTCCGTTGTCTTGTGATTCTATGATCTTTATATCATGCCGTTTGAAGAAATCGCGTTTTAATTTAAGCCAATAGTATTTTTTTGTATCGCTCATTTCTTATTCATTACCTTTCCAATCTGCTCAATCTCTTTTTTTGATAGTTCATTTTTTAATGAGTCCGCTATAGCTAAAAATTGCTTTACCGAAAGTGTTACCGTAGGATAAACATCTTCCATATCAATCGAGGTATCAAGAGTTATTGTCCCGTTTGTTTCATCATAATCAGCTCTAACAAAATCCATTAATCTAATCATTTCGTTCTCCTAGAATAAAAAAAGACTTCGCAAGCAATCCCACCCTTTCGGGTTCACTACGGGATTACTTACAAAGTCCTGCTAGACGTCGACTTGAGCAGTCGAGAAGGTAGTGATGCTTCTCCACGGTTCAAACCATTTAATACCTAATCACTTTAGCACATAAAACCGTTAATGTAAAGTTATTTGTACCGATCATGCTCACCTACTAGTAAGTATCGAATAACTGAAATGATACGGGTGAAAAGTGATTTCATGGGTTACCGCCTTTATTTGATGTTCTGTTCGCGCACTAACTTTTCTAGCGTCGCTTGTACTACAAAAGCCGTCAAGTTTCCATTAATCATTTTTAGAATAGGTTCGGGAAACGATATTAGCTTTTTATGATAAACTGTATCAGAGTTTTTGAGAGGACGGCCAATCTTCTTTTCCATTACCGTCCTCTCTTTTCGGTTTCTTTCAGCTTGTCCCAATCAAGTTTTCCTTTTGTTTTGCAACAGGGAACACCATTAAATCTTACCTTATTTGCACAAGGGAAAGGATTCGTACATACATGGTTTTCGTAGTATATGCAAAGTTTATTTTCTGCCATAGTTATTACCCTTGTAATTGCGGTACATATCGAAAGCATCATCAAGCGTTCCTGATTCTATCCATGTACCGAAAATGTAGACACTCCAAACACCGTGGATACGTTTCATTTTGTTGGTTCCTTTTGTTCTATTGTTTTTCCTATGAATCTTATAGGAAACCAATCACAATACGTGTCACTTTCAACATGCCCAAAAATAGCCTTGCATCTTGCTATATGGCTACAATCTCCACATGTTTTATTTTCAGGTAGCGTCATTTCGTCTTTCATTTCTCCCCTTCCTTTGTTACCATTGATTCCCTGATAACGAATATATGCGTTCGTTCCAGGAACTTGACGTAATCTTCAAACTCGAAAACATCGTCAAATCCATCTTCTAGCCATTTTGTTATAGCTTCTTTCTCGCTGATACATTGCATCGGTTATGTCCTTTCTTTTTGTTCTTTCATCCCGTCCTTCCTTTGCGCCCTGTTGCCCTCGAAAGGGCGGTTTGTTATTTACGCGATTCCCAAAAGTGATTTTTTATACCACCCATGAAAAACTTCACCGGATACCAAATCAATAAAAGTAAACTTGATTACCTTCTTGCAGATTTTCAGGGTATCAATATCGAAGTGAACCGGTAGGGTTTTAACCCCGAAACGCCTCGACATTATTTTGATCGCTATCATTTAACCGCTCATTTTGCACCCCTTGTCTCTCACTTGATAATATTAGTATATACGAAAGTATTTTATATGTAAAGCTTTATTTTCACTATTTAGAACGATTTATGACGATTTTTGCATATATCTTCTATATAATAGTGAGTTACCTTTATAAATAAGCAATACACTTATTTTAATAAATATATACTATTTAGTGATAATTATGCTTTACAATATTGCGATGATCGGTTATATTTGTTTACATGGAGGTAAGGAATGGACGAAAGGAAAGAACTGGTATCAGGGGATAAATGCTGGCTGTTTAGGCATGGCCTTTTGTATATCGTAACGATCACAGAAAAGATGGACTTAGGATATCGATTTACTTTTGGTAGCGGAATGGTAAAAGGTGAAAGCGATATCACAATAGCCGATCATCTCTATCGATTCCCCGATGACAAAGAAAAGCTATTAAAGCGAATCGACGCTGAAATCGAAGAACTGCGAATGTTCAAAAGCTTTGCAATTCTCGAAAGGACAGTAATGTGAGAAAACCATCAAAACTAGAAATTGCATTCGGCGTGTTTTTCTTCACGGTTACTATCGGGTTAATGCTTGCGGTTTACGCTCAATGTAAGGGCGTACATATATTTTTTTAAGGAGATAAAATGTTAACATCCGAAAAGGTAGACTTGATTTTTCCTGCTTTAATCAAGGCACAGTCTGAAATGGGTAATGCAAAAAAAACCTGCGCTAATCCGTTTTACAAAAGCAAGTACGCTGATCTTTCGGAGCTAATCGACGTTACGAAAGAAGTTTTATTTACCAACAAAATGGCTATCATTCAATCGCCTGAAGGTAGCGGAAATACTGCATCGGTTAATTGTAGAATCATCCATGAATCAGGACAATGGATTGAAGGAACAATTACTTTGCCGTTATCAAAGAACGATCCTCAGCAAGCCGGTTCCGCTATCACTTATGCAAGGCGTTACCAACTCGCCGCGCTTTTTAATATTGCGCAAGAGGATGACGATGGTAACGGGTCATCGGGGAAACTTTACGATACAAAAAAACCTGATACCATACTTGAAAAAGATGCTAAGGCAGAACTTGAAAAACAGACAGTAACACTTGAGTCATTTATTGCAAGCGGTATTGTAGCAGGAGAGAATGCCGTAAAGGCTAAAAATGCAATCACTGCAAAAAATCTTGAGAACATTGTCAAATGGAATGAATGGGCAAAAAAACAGGAGGCTGGTAAATGAGTGAATCAAGGGAAATCGCTTTAATTGAAAAAGCGGTTGACACGGGAAAACTAGAAACAAACGTTGATGAACTTGAAATATTTGTTGACGAAAAACTTCTTGAGTATACCCCTGAAAATTACAAGGGAGACGCGGACTCGGCAAAAAAAGACCGCGCTACCTTAAACGCTTCCAAAAAAACCGTATCAGCCAAACGTATCGATATTATCAAGCGCGCCTTTGCACGCTTCGGTATTGATACCTTTGAAGAAAAATGCAAGCGAGTTGAAAAGAAAATCGATTCCGCGTCTCTTGCGCTTGATGCGATTGTAAAGGTAAAAGAAGATGAAGAGAAGTCAATCAAGCGCGCACAAATTGAACAGTTCTGGTCTGTTCAAAACTTTGATCTTGTAAAACTTGACAAGATTTTTGACCAGAAATGGTTAAATAAAACCGCAAAGAATAAAGACATCTTCGAGGAAATCGAAAAGAAGATATCCGATATTTATGACGGGATTAAAACCATTGAGGCTTTTGGGGTTGACGTTGATACGCTTAAGCCTATTTTTCTTGAAACTCTCGACATTGGCGCAACAATTCAGCAAGGCAACCGACTCCGAGAAAATCGCGAACGTCTCGCAAAAGAAGAGGCTGAACGCAAAGAACGTGAATCATTAAAGGCTAAACAAGTTGCCCAAAAAGAACTTGACAGCGAGTCTATTCAGGAACAAAAAAACGAACCAATTGCCAGTATTGCCGCGCAAGCAATGGGAGAGGCTTTTGACAACGATCCTGAAATAACTTATTTAATGCGCTTCAAAGGTAAAAAATCTGTATTGCTCGCGTTGCGTCAGTACATGATTGACAACAATATCACTTATGAAAAGATAGAGGAGTAACAGAATGGGAATGACTGACAACTACAAGAATGAAAGTTCTTTCGGGCCGGGGACTCATGAGCTTACCGTACTTGCGGTAAAGTATATAACTGGTTCCAACACCGGAACACAAGGGTTAAATATCACCTATTGCCTAGGACAATCAACCGATCATCCGGTTAACGTTACCCTCTGGCAGTCGAAAATGTTTAACAGATTTTTGACAAGCTGGATCGTTGGACTTGAATTGAAGCCGAGCGACCTTGAGCAAGCCTGCAAAAACGGCGAGGGTGACGATTGGATACTTTCAAAGATTCCTGGCAGACATGGGGTTTTTGAGTTTGTTGAAACCGAAAAGGTTAATCCAAAAAATGGAAAACATTACCTCGAACCGAAATCAAAAGCAGAAATCGAGTTTGACGAATGGAAAAAAGCACAGAACGGTGCGCCCTCAAAATCAAATAGCGGATTCTCCGACGGTTCCAATCCTGACGATTATTCCGGTAGCGCGCCGGATGACGCACCGCCGAACTATTAATCTAACCCGACTTTTACCCGTCTGAAATATGGCGGGTTTGTTTTTAAGGATTGAAATCTAAAATGATAGACCTAATCGTATTAATGGAAATATTAGAAAGGTCAGTTGAAAAGAATGGAGAAAAACCTTTAACAAACTTGTGGTTATTAAATATATTGAAAATGGTTGAAAACCAAATGGCAAAAAATGAGGAACAAGATAGTTACGGATATTGTGATTCTGATTGGGGAAATAACTAAATGAAAAAACTCTTTTTCCGTGGAACAGTTGATATAGCAGACTATAAGCGTTTCGTCTCTACCAACGCGCAAGGGCTGGCAAAGAACGTTTTTATAGCCCGTTACGATATCGGATACAAGCAGATTTTCAGGGAATGGCTACGAAACACTTTTGACGTTAATGATAAAAGAGTCTCGAAAGGGAAAGAGCCTTGTGAACTGGAAATAACTATCAAAGCGTATTACGATGATCGTACCGTATCCGAAAACGCCCTTTTATGGAAACTGTATACCAATCTCTGCGATATCCTCAAACATGAAAACCCGCGCCTACACCTTACTCCTCAAGACCTTTACGATAAAGATATGGAAGATTACGCGCCTATCCATGAAATAGACGTACCCGACAACCTTGTATCTGCTTTTATCCTTGTCGCTGATATGGGAGATGATAAAATCAAAGGGCACGTTATCAAGAATATAGACAACGGAGACGGTACGCATCATCTAGTTTTCCTAGAGTCATCGTCATTTTGGGATACGGTAAAGTTCTCCGACCTGATAAAAGCAAAGATAGACGAACTGGAAGACATGGGCCGGACACGATGGAATGATGGATATGTAAAGGCTATCATTGATGACTTTCACACGCATATGAAAGATAAAGGGAAGATTTAACACTTGACAGAGCTGACGTATAGTACTATGGTATAGGCACACCAGCAGGGCTGTACGTTATTCTAACTTTACGGTAATTTACCTGCTCGGATATATTGGAGTGTTAAAAGATGCCTAAAAGGATTGTTTTTGATGTTGATGATGACCTTCTTGCAAGGGCTTTGAAGTATGCTAAAGCTGAAAAAAACATTGGCTTTGTAGCTCAAACTGCATTCGAGGAATACGTAAACAGGCGCGATGCACGTAATGTTCGAGCAACTGAACAGAACGAAAAGCAGATTGAAGATGTTGTTAATCGTGTACTGAAAGAAAAAGAGAAGTCTGGCAAATGAGAAGAAAACGCACGGTCGGGATATATTTAATAAGAAACAATACTACTGGCCGTGTGTATGTTGGGCAGAGTAAGCATATAGAAAAACGTAATAGACAAGAGCTAATAAGGAAGATGATTAACCGGGATTTTATAAATGATTTAGAAATCTATGGACTTGGTTGCTTTTCATGTTCCACTCTTGAAGTATTATCAAAATATGATAAACAGCTTCTTAACGAAAGAGAACGCTTTTATATAGCTTTTTATAATTCAGATAAAAAAGAACATGGTTATAACAAAAACCATGGAACATATAAAACCTATGAAGAACAGAATGAGCTAGACAGTAAACGGATGTCAAAACCTTCCACTATTAATGGTTTCTACTTAAAACAGAAAAAAAAATTCGTTTATCTTGATGGTGTTGTAGAAATTGTAGAAAACCCGATCCTTATAAAAGACAAGCCTAAAAGACATTATGTTTCATTTACTATTTCCGATGATATATTGAACAAAAATAATTTTACAACATATGAGTTACGGCCATATTATATAAAAAGAATACTAGAACGATGGGTAGAAAATAAAGAAAAAAATGAAAAGAGAAGATTGAAAGCCAAAGAAAGGGCTGACCGTCAAAAGAAAGGGGAGAGGTAAATCAGCTAATGAAAGGGCAGATAGACAGAAGTCGGGAAGTTAGGCTGAACAATTTGTATGGGATCTTATGCAGAACCGCATAAGAGATGTTGGATGGATCGAGGCGCAGTCTACCGCCTGCGGCACTAGACTGACGCTCGACCAAGATGGCGCGAGGAGGAAGATATGTCTGGTAGCAATTATTTTTATTGTGCAAAATGTGATCGCAAGACCGTTTATACAGACGGAAGCGAAGAAGACGGAAACATTGACGTAGAAACCGGAGACGAGCTTCCGGACGGAAATGTTGGCAGAATGGTTATCTTATGCAAGGAGTGTGCTAAAAAGTACACCATACGCATAGAAGATCGCGCCATCATCCAACAACATGTTCCACCTGACAACAGTAGTTGCAGGTGAACAAAATGTTAGAACGACAAACAGCAGGATACCGCGCTTCGCGCACTATCCTGACAATTTGCGGGGAGGAAAGAAATGTGGGGAAAAGAAAAACCTTTTTCTGAATTGGTTGGTAAGACGCTTACCAAAATCGACAACAACGGTGACGAGCTGATTTTCTATTGCGATGACGGAACCACATATAAAATGTATCATTCGCAAGATTGTTGTGAGTCAGTTTCAATCGATGATATCTGTGGTAATCTCGATGACCTCATCGGATCGCCTATTACGTTTGCGGATAATCCGTCAAGCGAAGACCATCCGCCTAAAGACCCGTCAGACGCTGAATATGGTTCGTATACTTGGACGTTCTACAAGCTGGCAACCATAAAAGGGTGGGTTGATATTCGCTGGTATGGAACTTCAAACGGGTATTATTCTGAATCTGTCGATTTTGAATTGATGGAATAAGAGTTTCTAACAACTGGATCAACTTGACAACGCTTGCGCGTTGCAAGTTATCCAAATGTTAGATGGATTGCCAACCGTGTAACCGCAGTAGCTTGTTACACGGATAGTCAACTAAACCAGATTATAGGAGGTGAAATGCATTATCTTGGTGGGAAAAGCAAAACACGAAAACAAATATCGGCGTTTCTTGAATCTGTAAGAAAACTGGATCAAACATATTTTGAGCCGTTTGTTGGCGGTGCGTGGGTATTACAGGAAATTAGTGGGAAAAGGATTGCAAGCGATGGCAATAAAGCCTTGATTGCTATGTATACGGCATTACAAAACGGGTGGGTTCCACCTACTTTTGTTAGCGAGGAAGAATACCAATCGGTTCGGAAAACAAACAACCAAACAGACCCAATGACTATTTTTTGCGGTATTGGTTGTTCTTTTGCTGGAAAACTGTGGGGCGGTTACGCACGTCCAGAGGGCAAAACTTGTTACGCACAAACAAGCCACAATTCACTTATGAAACAACTCCCGAAAATAAAAGATGTTCATTTTATTGACGGCTTGTTTCCAGAGCATAATTCTAAAGATATGCTGGTTTATTGTGATCCACCATATCAAGGAACTACACAGTATGGAGCTTTTTCAGGTTTTGACCACGAACTGTTCTGGCAGACAGTGCGAGAATGGTCAAAAAACAATACAGTCGTTATTTCAGAATACAATGCGCCTGATGACTTTAAGTGTGTAGCGGAGTTTAGTTCTCAAATGGGGATGACTACCGGAAATGAAAGACCTAAACGGGCTGAAAAGCTGTTTATGTATAATGGCATCTAACAACTGCTTCAACCTGACTAGATAAAACCCCCTTGACGTGAGGAGTTATGGACACGGCAAGGGGAAAACCTTCGTAAGGTTTTTTATATTCCTATTATCTTTTTAATCCGTAAAACTACATATCCCGCTATTGAAAGAATCAGTACAGAACATATTACAATTAACTTGAATGACAATGATTTATACCAGTCACGGGAAACTTTAACCTTGTCGAGTTCTGTTTGAATAGTTCCAATTTTTACAGAATTATCCTGATTGTCTTGAATATGGCTTTTTGTTGCCTCATTAAGTAATCCGGTAACTTCGTCAATTTTATCTGAAAGTATTTTTCTTTGCCCTGATTCCTTGTCCGTATAGACAGTCAGTGTTTTTATTTGCGTTTCGGTTATCACTTTTGTATCAGCAATTTCCTTGACGGTTTCTTTTATCACGTCCGCACTATCCGATGCACCTTGAGCAGTTTTTGCAACGTCCGTTTGTGCCGTTTGGATATCTGCAATTATTCCATCAGTTTTTGGTGTGTCTACCGTTATCACATGAGAGGTTGTTTGGCAAGCACTAAAAACAATAATACACATAAGGCACAAAACAACCAGAAAACTCTTTTCATTTCGTCCATTCATTTTAGACCTTTGCCGGGTTTCCCCGGCGTTATCCTTATACTTTCTTTTTACCAAAAGCCGCCGCGATTGTTTCAATCAACCATATCAAGCCCAAACAGGCTACGCCGATCTGAGTTACAACGGTTGTTACTTGACCGAGGTCAATTACTTGCCCGGTAATAGCGGTAATCAATCCGGCTATTGCAACAACCACCTGAACTACCTGTACCCATTGCTGATCAAAAAACTCTTTCAACTTGTTAAGAAAATCTATCATAAAATACTCCTTGCCATTAAGCCGGTCGAGCTATGCTAGCTGATAATGAGGATAGTCTGGAAAATCCTTCCAGTCTTTACCACATTCAAAACCCTGTTCTCGAAATGCTTTTGCTATTAACTCCCACCTAAGATCTGTTAGTGCTGGCCATATTGCTCTTCCGTTTTCCAGTGGGACAACGTCAAGCGCCCTCCCTGTTTGGTGTGCGCTTATACCCGTGCCTCCATCTGCCTTTGTTGTACCATTACAATTTGTTACTGTTTGTTTGTTCTCGCGATCTATAAGTAAGTAAAGTCCAGCTTTTTTCCGTTCTATATTTACTTCTGATAAAGTTTTTCTTCCCTGACACCACAAAGCATATTGTTCTTGCTTCGTCCTGAGCGTATATGTAACAACATACGGTATATTTGCTTTTAGTAATATTGCTATTGCTTTTGAAGCCTTGAATCGAACGTCTTCTTGAAGGTCTGTTAGTTTAATGCTCATTTTCAACTCCTTGAGTATATGCAGGTCTTTCTATATATCGTACTTCGGGTGATTTCTGTTGAGTATTAATTAGTGCATAAATAGCACACGCCGCTATTAATAAGTTAGCTACAAGATTGCCCCAGTTTACTTTTTTCTCTCCTTGTTTTTCATGAAACTTTATGTGATCCTGAGAAAAAACAAGAAGTGTGTCGAGTTTCCCTGATATAGAAATATTTTCTCCACTCATTTCCTCCAACCTTTTACTTTGTTCGTTTTGTATAAGTTTCAAATCTTTGTATAGAGAGTCAAGATTCCTAACTTGTGTTTCAAGAGCCGATAATCGTTCCCCTGTCGGTGATCTATTTTCTTCCATTTTCGTCATCCTGTGTTTGTTTTGCTATATCAACGGACTCGTGTAATAAAACCATTGCTTCGTCCAATGCTTTCATGACTAAAGGATCGTAAGGTAAAATCTCTTGGTCTTGTTTTTTAATTTCTAATACATATATATAAAGGGTAAAAGCTGAAACAAAATAAAGTCCGCTATCAATTATAGAATGGAGTACATCGCTTTTGGCTGTTTCTATATTAACATACGACGCAATAAAAACAATAATAGTCATAATTAGTAAATACAAATAGCAAGCCTTTTTTTTCACTGTAAATGTATAAAACAGAACAGCTAATAATAAAGAAACTACAACACCAACATAAATATTCATAACAAATAAAATACTTATATCGGTGATTCCTAATCCTATAAACTCAAATACTTTTGCTTTTTTTCCATTTACAAGTGAGGCTATAATAAAAGGTATAGCAAAGAAAGCTATCCATGGATGATTTAAGAAAATATTATAAAAAGCAACAAGCAATGAGAATGCTAGATAAACAATGCTTGTTACTTTTTGATGCTTCATATCATCAGTTCCACATAGACATATCAATTGCCGAATCAACCGATAAAGCCGACGATATTTCGAGATAATCCGATTCATATAGAATCGCTTCGTCTATAAGAGGATTAAGTTCTTTGGAAACATCTTCTTCGTGTTTTGCTTTGTAATGAGATAATTCCATAATTCGAAACAACCGCTTGCACTGTGAAATCTTCCCGGGGTCACCCTGAAATCCAAATAAAACTTCCATACGATTGTACGGTTCTTTCTTGTCGTATTCTGTTCTGGCAAAAGGTGATTTCTCGTCCTTTAGTTCAAAGTCAAAAATCAATTCGTTTTTCTTTGCATGACGTTCCGCGTTCTTTGCATCGCAGAGAAACGGAATCTGTACAACAAACTCTCTTACATTCATATATGCCTCCATAAAAACCTAATTGCAATCTTGAATACTTTTATACGCTCGTTAGAGTAACTTTTTTCCTGCCAGTACTTGTCGTGAAATAAAGTTCTGTTCCATCTGTTTCTAACATTCCTGTAGGGGGAGTTGCAATTAACGCTCCTGTACGAATACATATAGGTGCAAATTGCAATGGTTGCGCGCCTGCTCCTCCGTTCAGTGTTGCTTGTCCGCCTGTTCCTGTTGACCCGTAAATAATAGCCGCATAATATAGATATCCAGAGCCAGTGATTGCAGGGTTTGCGGTCGTTGTCAGGATGCAAGACGAAAGGATACACGAAGCTGTTGCTCCAATAGCAATACAAGCCACCGTGCCTCCGGTTAAAGACACAAGAGCTATTGTCGCCGAAGAAGTCCCTGAAAGAGAAACAGTTCCATAAATAGTATCAGCCGTGTGTGTAAAGGAAACTGAACCAGATAAACTGATCGCAACATTTACAGGATTGTTCAACTTGAAAGAAGTTCTGTTTGCTATCATTCCACCTTTTGCAGATGATCCTGCATATACACACCGAGCCGTAGCCCCGGATGTTGATACGTTCACGGTAGCATCTGTGATACTTATCTTGCTGGACGCATTGGTATTTCCCATAACAATTGAATCACCTGTTCCTGAGTTTACCGAACCGGACACTATTTGTAAGTTTTGCGCACCGCTTCCAGAAGTTGTAAGAGTTACGCCTGTTGTCGATTGAAGAATAATATTATTAAGAACAACCGTACCCGTAAATGATGATATGTGGTTTCCGGTAACATAGACAGAAAAATTAGAAGGAGCACATATATTAACCCCTGCCTTGAACGTCAAGGACTCTGTATACGTTCCCGGATATACATAAATAGTAACACCGGCAGAGCTTGCATTGATTGCGGCTTGTATTGTCAGGTATGGATAAACAGCGCTACCATCGCCCGTTGTGTCATTTCCACTTTTGGAAACATAACAAATATTTGTCGGCTTTACGTGTATACCTGTGAGAGTCGCAAGAAGTGTTTTTGTTTCGACATTGATTGCAGACTGAGACGTTGAAGTTCCGGCAGGAGACTCCGTAGCAGGAGAATTAACTGGAACGGTGCTCGTTACCTGTGCTTTGATTGGATCGTAAAGCCATCCAGAACCTGAATAAATAGCCGCGTCCCCGAATGCTTTGAAAACGACACCGGATAAAGTAAAGGGAAAGACTGAACCAATGGCAATAACATAATCACCGGCTACAAGCGCGCCACCAGCGGGTCGAGTCGTTGGGAATGCACTACTTGCACTAGTTACGTTTCCAACAAGTTCAATGCCATCGTATGTCAAAGAGTCTGTTATAGACCCATCAGCCTTCAGGAACTTTAAGGCAAACGGAGAAAGCTTTTGATACATTGCCGCACCTTCACTTGTTGGCCCCGAAACGATAACGCCGCCCATCGTCCTAATTGATCCATCAGATGAAAGTATCTTATCAGGTGTTGGGTATAAATTAGTATATGCCATTATGTTCCCCTTTACTTTTTTTCCAGATAACATGCATTAACTGGTAATGTTACTCCACCGGCAAAAAGACACGAGTACTTTGTCTTTCCCTCTTCGGGTAAAGCAACAATCGTGACGTCTTCTTTTCCTTGACCGTTTTGAGGCGCAAATACACAAACCTCTTTTAATGTTGGTACCCACTGTACCGTTTCTTTTGTTGTTTCTTTACTCATATATATCTCCTTATAAAAAATTATAATAACCCATTCTGACTATTTATTGCATCAATCCTATGTATATTATAACTCTTTCAAATATCTGTTTTATTATATTAATATATTTTTCTGTAATAAAATGTAGTGTCCTTTGTGGCATTGCTAAAACCAAACATAAAATTTACACCATCAGATTTAACGTATCCTCCTGCGAAACTTTGTATCCCATTGTCTCCTGTACGCCACTCGCTACCATCCCACACCAGAAGAAGGACTCGTTGTGTACCAGAACCCCCAGACGCATTCGGGGTAGCAAATACATATTCTCCTGCGGGTATGAGTAATGACGCTCCAGAGGTAGATGTTAGTGTCCCATATGTCCCCGCTGTTCCCACTCGTGGGTCAACACCACAAAGAAGACCTGCATCAAGACCAGAACCTACACCGTCGGTGTCTGTTCCCCATAAAATATGCCAAGGAGACCATGTTGCGCTATTTGTGCAGTTTCTCCACCGAGGAAAGGCAGTTCCATATAAACTTCCCACGCCCGGAGCGGCAAACTCTAGCTGCACTGTAGATGTACCCCCACCCAAAACTGAGCCAAACACCATAAGCATAGATAATACTGTGCCGTCCTTTGATACACCATAAATACCTTCCGTAAAAGTTACATTATAGTCATCGGTAGTTATGAACCCTTTATCAGATAAAAAACTCCCTATTCCGACACCTCGGAAAAAATCAGTATCCATTCCGGAACCAACTCCGTCTGATCCAGCACTCCACATTTTATCCCAAGCAATAACAGAACTCGACGTTTTTCTTCCTGAATAAATAAGCGATGAATCTAGCGCAAAAGCCAGATAGCGTGTCTGATTGCTCGCCGATCCACCGCCTATTACGGTAATATGCCAAATATAACCTAGGGCAGGAATATTAACCGCCCCACTAAATAAACCACACTGCCCAACTTTTGTCAAAGTAGTAACAACATCAGACGAATAAGAAGGAATCCCTCCATCTCCTAGTTCGGCAAACCCGGAAGGACGATCTAGGCCATCCCATAAATCTGAATCAAGACCTGAGCCAGTGCCGTCTGTCCCAGAATCCCATATAGTATAAGAAGACCACGTAATTGCACCAGTGCCAGCAGTTACCTGTTTTCTTGTCAATACACCTAAAGGTGTAATAACTATAGCACTTGCACCATAAATTTCGTTTATACGAAAGAAATTAATTCCGTCAAAAATACAGTTGGTGCACAACCACAAAGCATCTTTTGAAAAATATACAGTAGTGGTTTTTGTTGGGTCTCCTACATTAGTTGCTTGTGCTGAAAGAGTGTTCAAAATAGCTATGCCTCGAACATAGTCAGTGTCCATACCGGAGCCTGAACCATCAGTGGAAGCTCCCCAAAGTTTATCCCATGCAATATTCGTTGAGGATGTTTTACGACCTACATAAACTAAAAATGAATCTAGCGCAAAAGCTAAATAACGTGTCTGATTCGAGCTTATACCACCGCCTATTACGGTAATATGCCAAATATAACCTAGGGCAGGAATATTAACCGCCCCACTAAATAAACCACACTGCCCAACTTTTGTCAAAGTAGTAACAACATCAGACGAATAAGAAGGAATCCCTCCATCTCCTAGTTCGGCAAACCCGGAAGGACGATCTAGGCCATCCCATAAATCTGAATCAAGACCTGAGCCTGAACCATCGTTATCGCTTGCCCAAATAGTCGCCGATTTCGCAAGAGCTGCAAGACCACCAGAACCGGGGGTTACCCTACTCAACGTATTTGCATCATCTGCTCTGCTCCACCTTGTAGCATCATACGATCCACCACTATACACTTTTATTCCCGACACATCGGTAACAGTTGCGCCTGTAATTGGAGGAAAACCAGTTGTATCTGAGGGATTTGCGGACAAACGAATAAAGTTTTCTATTTTTGTTGTCATCATAACCGTATCGGTATGAATCAAAAAACAACTCATTGGATATGTATAAGGTATTGTGGCTGAATACATACCGCCCGCTCGCTGTAAAAATCTTAAAGCTTCGAAGACAAGAAACAGGGCTCCATTCACTTCATTTGACTTTGTTTCAGACGAATATACTATGCCTGTTCCTATATCTGTTTGCGTTGGTGCCGTTTTGTTCGCGGTATCTTCTGCCCATGCCTTTAATACTGGTACTTGTTCCATAAATTAATTCTCCATTAGGTAAGTGTTATAGTAAACGATATGTTATATGGGAATCCCCATATGTCTTTGTAATTCTCTACAAGGGATTTAAACAGCAAGCTAGTATTAGTGGATGGTAGTGTTATCGTGAATAAATCTAAATTAACAGAACTTTGTACAATATTGATATTATTAAAATCTTCCCCTGTAAAATCATGAACAACCTTAAATAAATAGATAAGGCTCCAATCATGATAAGACCAATCAATAACACAAAAAATAAGTTTTCTAAAAATAGATATAGGTATTTTCCCTGCTATTTCTAGTTTATCCCATTCGTTATTATTATCCCAATCATATCCCGAATCCCAGCGAGTGGTTCCGATTATATCAAGAGGCCGTAAAACACCAATAAAGTATTTAGAAAAATATTCTAAAAACTCTGTTGTATTATTATATATTCCTAAAGCGGGCATATAACTAGATTCAATAGCATCAAAATATTTTTCCTGTAAATAAGACTTAAACCAAGTGAAATAATTCTTCACAGGTTCGCTTGTTTGATATTGTTGCCACAGAGTCCAATCGGGACATTTAGAATCGATTACAACATAATCACTCATGTTAACGCCACCGTAAAATTTGTTAAATCTAAATACCAATCGTCTTGAATAGGAAGATAATTGTTAGTAAATGATACCGGACTCCCCGCAAATGTCACTGAATAAGCAATATCTTGCACATACTCAGGATCGATATTATTATCCTTAAATGTTTCTATAACAAGAGAGTCGAGGTATTTAGTGTTTACAGTACTCCCAACTTCAATATTTGAAAAAGTACTTGTAAAAACGGGACTTAAAATACCCAATATTATCGGTTGTGCTGAGCTATACCCATTAAACGTAACCGTGACTGTCAATCCAACTACTATCTGTTTTGGCCTTGTAAAAGACACAGAGAAAGAAGAATTATAAAGATTGATTGTTTTGGTTATCGTTCTGGCCGTTTCGCTATTAGAAGGATTTGATATAAGATTTTGAGTTTGTAAAAATGCTGACAGAATAGCCCCTGCTACTTGTGCATCGTCACCGCCTCCGACGATACATTCTATTCCTCTGTAATAATTTGTTCCTGATAAAATAAATTGAGGCTTAAACTTTATCAGCCTCGAATTTACTCCATCCAACTTATTAAGCTCTGAGCTTGCCCTTGCAATATTACCACTTCGGGCTGATTGTATTTCAGTATAAACACGAGCCTTAAACGCCTCTATTGTTTCAGCCGATATTCCGCCAGTCCCAACCAATGGATTTGTAACAGTTACCCCTGTAATAACGTCAACCATAATTGTCATAGATGAAACCGGAATAGATGTTAATAATTGCATTGTTGTTTCTGCAAGTATAGTTATTATTCCGGTACTACTTATTGTGCCTAATTCCGTAGTTGCAACAATAATAGAACCATCGGCATTTTTAACACGCGTTCCTTTTGGTATTAATTTACCTGCTGTTCCTGAAAACACAAGAGAGACTTGACCATACTGGAAGTCTTTTATAAAAATCCCAAATGACGCTCCCAATTGCTTGAACATAAAATCATTGGCATAACCTATTCCGACACCATTAAGTAAATCAGTTACCATGTCTTGTATATGTATTTCTGTTATAGCCGATTCCTGAATCATATTTTCTTGAAGCCCTGAAGGAAGTTGGGCATATCCAGAAACATTAGCAACAGCTTCCGTTTCGAGATTATCCTTAATTGTTTCAACCGAATCAGGTATATATCCGGCGGCTGTTAAAGTTCCCATCTTTTAATCTCCTTATGCGCTTATGGGGATACTACGTGTTAGTGTATTGCCTGTCAATAATATAATACTTACATTTATTGTGATTGTATTTTTGTCAGTAGTTATATCAGTAAACGTGATACTGTTGAAATATGATAAATAGTCTTGAGATATTGTTTCAAGTTGAGGTATAAGAAACTCTTGTTTATTAAAAACTGCTTCATAATCAACTCCATCATCTGCGTCGTAAGGCTTTTCCCCTTTCCATGTTTGAATCCTTTGAAGCATTTCTTCTATCTTCATCAGGGTTGAGTTTGTAGTAGATTTCCATGTTCCTGTTTCATCGAGATACCACGCGGTTAATACATTACTCAATTTTTAACCACCTTTACGTCGGATGTTTTTGCCGAAGATATATCAAGAGATGTTGCCCCTAACCCCGTTAATGGAGAAGTCCATAATCCGCTTGCTCCTATGGCCGCTGTTGCCCCTGCAAGAACTAGAGCCATATCAGAATTGTATTTTGTTATAAACGATTGTAGTTTTATATTTAAGTTTGTCCATTCCGTAACAAACCCTGTATTTCCATTTAATTCTATTCCATCATCTTTAATTGTTATAGTTTTCTCCAAAGACTTTGACAACAGCATGGTTTCTTCACCATTCGAAGGTTCAGAACCTTTTTGGACAAGAGGAATGAAATAAAGATTATTCAATTTTGTACTTTCAATAACATCTGATATTTCCGTTGCATCATCTATTACTATATTTTGAAAGTAATAGGATGCTGACACAATCAATCCGTAATCACCTTCTTGCAAAGGAAGATTTAGATACTTAGATTTAATTATGGGGATGTTAGGAATATTAACAGCCGGTAAATCATAGAATGTTATCATAGGGATAACAGTGACAGTTACCCCCTCGTTAGATACAACTTTTGCAGGGATGCTTATGGGCAATGCCCCCATAAGCTCTTCTATCTGCTGTCGAGTAAAGGAACGCAATGATTCCATAGGGTTTTTTTGTATATTTCTTTTCATTAACTTGCCCCTGTATATTTTACCGCTTCTATATGCGTTGCCCATGATTGTACATCGAGGTTACGAGAATTCCCAACATGCCAGATTTTTGTTATCTGAAACTCTCCAGAATACAATAAATATAAACTTTTTCTTCCTTGCCTTAATATAGAATCAGAAGTTGAACGCCAATCCCTTTGGCCATCAGGATTTGCAAGCGCGGCAACTCCTATGAAAACACCTTTTGGCAAAGTTATTAAGTCAAGCAATCTTACATCCCCTCGTAGATTAAGAGTAACAGCCATTGAAGATATTGTCATAGCTGTCGGTTGTATAATAAAATCACCGGCTTTTATTTCAATTCTATTTCTATAATTTGTCGGCTTTGAATAATCAAGAAAGAATCCTTCTGCGTTCTGATATATTGTTAATCCCCATTTCCTAACAATGTTGTCAACTTCGGAAACCGTTTTTATTGCCGAATAATCAGGGGACGAGGCTGTTACATTCGTCGTATTGTTTTTTAATATATTCCCTGTTATTTGCTTTATTGCATTACTTATTTGGTCGGTAGGGTCAACGCCTTTGTCAACGGAAAACTGAAAAGCCGTTCCGGTTGTCGGGAACGCCTGAACTATAAAAGTTACTTGTGTATCAATGCCGTTATAATCCGATATAATTCCTGCAACATATCCTGAGCTTAATAAATCATTGGTTGAAATAGAAGTGCCAATAAGTCTAGTTAAAGGGCTTTGTGTAAATCCTGCCTTGAGTTCTATTTTTTTATCATAGTAGTTTTGAAATTCACCAAACATAAATAGCGGCGCATTGTATAAAGTTATCTCTTGGTTAATCCCTTGCGATGCTGTGTAATATTGCATATTAAACTCAATAGCTGGTCCTGTGGGATTATCAACATTTTGTGTAAATACAACATCATCGCCAATGGATAACTTATAATACCTCATTAAGAATCCTTATACAGAGTAAACATGCTCGCTATTGGTTCCCAAAATAAATAATATCCTGTCAATGACAAAGAGTTTAAAAAGTTAGGACTGGTATCGTTTATTCTAGGACTTAAAGGCATATATATATTTATGTTTGTATTGTCTTGAGTTCGAACAGACACTAAAGGACTGTTCGTGTAAGTATCCCACGTTACGGTAACAACATATGTTTCTCCGGCTGAAAAAGAAAATATATAAGCAGAACTTGCCATGTCTGGAAATCTTAAAGCATTTTCAGTTTCATCTTTATTAAAAGCAAAAGAAAACTTATTTAATAGAGTCATCATCCAACCCCCCCGGAAGATAAAGAAGACAAAGTTGATGATAATTTTTTTTGTACTGAAGATGTGTCAAAATTAGGTTTATAAAACCTAAGCACAAAATTAACACCATCGGAACCATTTGATTGACCTTCAACAGCTTCAAGCCCTTCAAGAAGACAGTTTGTAATCGAACCCCATAAAGTTAATATGGTGAATAGTCCACCGCCAGCCGCATATTTGTCAAGAAGGTTTTGAAGTAATTTCCTTTTAACAACAGCTAAAGCGACACTGTTCGAGCTGGTTATTGGATCAAGCACCTGAACTGTAAATCTAGTAGATTGCTTCACTCCAGAGTTAGAAATCATTTTCTTACTTAAATAAGGATATTCAGAATATTCATATTTTATTAGCTCAATAGTGCCCATTGGTTTATAACTAAATCCAATAAGAGGAACAGGGAAGTTTAAAGAAGACCCTGCCGTTTTGCCTAATAATATTTCGGTTGCATTATTAAGTATAACCGCCCCTTTACTATAAATAGTATCTAATATTTGATAATTTGTGACTTGTGTTGCTTGCGAAGCTTTTCCAAGTAAATCAGTCATTGCCATAGTTATTTACCTATACCCTGTAATTGGATTATCTTATCAAGACTTGCATTGTTTGTACTAGCGGCTTCCTTTGAGTCTTTAACTATAAAAGTGGGATGGTAATCTATTTTTTTACTTTCCCCTACAGGCGCATTTGATCCGTAATAACTTTTAGGATTATTAACGCCTGTCGTTAATTCTGATGTATTCTTAGGCTTAATGCCATATGGGATATTTTGATTATCAGTACTATTTTTAGGCTTGTCTGGTACCATAGGTTTAGCTAAATCAGTTTTAGGCTTGTCTGGTACCATAGGTTTAGCTAAATCAGTTTTAGGCTTGTCTGGTACCATAGGTTTAGCTAAATCAGTTTTAGGCTTGTCTGGTGTTGTTTTTGTATTATTAACAGGTTTTAGCGTTATAGGGTCAAGCGGGACGGTAAGCTTTTTACCGGCGTTAGATATATTTTCCCCAGCAGATTTAAAAGGAGCAGATAGATTTTCTTTGGCCTTTTTACTTTCTTCGGGGGTTCCTCCAAACAAATCAAGCAGATTCCCTGCCTCCTTAATTACTCCTCCAACTAATTGCTTCGAGCCTCCTACTAAATCGCTACCTATAGCCCCTGCTACGTCTCCGGTTTTTAATTTTTCATTACGTTCATTTAATTCTTTCTGACCATCATCTTTTACTGCACTCTCTACAAATCCAGCTACACCTGTTCCGGCATTCCATGCAATACCAGCTACCTTACCGATAATTGAAAAAAGTTTTTCAATACCATTTACAAAATTATCAACATCTTCCTGAGATATTGAATCTATTATTTTACCTATATATCCTGCAAACTTATCAATCGAAGGAGAAAGCTTATCCAATAGTTCGGATATTGGAATTGCCAGTTTACTGCCTATTTTTTGTGAAGCAATATCAAGCTGAGCTTTGAAATCTATTAATGCTTGTGAACTTTTTTGCAAGGCATCAAAATCAACACCGGAATATTTTTGCTGGAAGGTGTTGAAGAAAGACATTAAATCCCCTGATCCTTCTTTAACAGTTGCATTAAAATCTATTACCCCTCCGGTTGCTTGAGAAAAAGCTTTTTGCAAATACTCAGACGATATATCTGTTGGTGCATTTTTTATTGCATCCATTACCGAGGCAAGAGCTTCGGCGGGGTTCATTGCTTGTAACTGTTGTTGATTTAATCCTAGAGTAGCAAGTGTTTCGGAACCTCCGGCACTTTGCATTACTTTTGTTAATGCGCTTAGTGCCGTGGACAACTTACCTTGATCCCCGTACATCTTCTCGCTGGTCACGGATAAGGCTTTCATCTCGCCAACAGACAGTCCAACGCCTTTACCCTCATATCCCTGTTGGACATTTTTGTCGGCATTCATTACCGCTCCGAACATCATTGCTCCGGCAGATATCCCAAGAAGTCCCGCGCCTGCTCCAAGTACTTTGGCTCCCATTTTCATGAGGCCAGATACTTTTATTTTATCCAATATTCCGCCAATAGTCTTGTGAGTTTCTTTAAGCTTCTTATTTGTTTTGTCAAGGTCTTTTGTAGGCTTATCCAGCCCTTTAGATAACTGAGAAAATGCCGATGAGCTTGTGGAATTAATTTGAGTTAAAGTTTCATTTATTTTCTGGAGTGATTCAAGAAGAGGGTTAACGTCTCCCGCGTCGACTGGTACTGATAAAACTACGTCGCTCACATTAACCCCCTATAGAATAATTCAAACGCACTATCAAAATCTTTAAGCCCAAAAGTTTTCTGGATATACTTCCAATCAGATAAAAGTATTCCGTCAAGAATATTTTCTATAAAGCCTCTTCCGTCTTTGATGAAGTCTTTTCTTTTGAGGAAGATATCATTAAACGCTTGATATATTCCGTAATCGGACATGATACGATCCAGTCCTCTTTCGCGAGTTCTTCGGTCTTCGCTAAAGAATAACGAAGCCTCGCATAGAAAAAAACAAAATACCCCTCAGCCTCGCTTCTTTGTTCTTCAGGAATCTTAGCCATAAACTCAGGATATGTTAGCCTTTCCAATTTGCTGTTTATGACGGTCGCTCCCACAAAAGCAACCTGTACAAAGGCTGAAAAATCTTCATACAGTTTTGTTTCTATTGCTTTTTGTTCTTTAGGATCGCTTGACCATTTCACTGCATTAAACTTACACGCCTGATGCACGTAAAAATCATAATCCCGAATAAACACAATAGGAGCATAATTGCATTTCTGGCTTTCAGAAAATATATGCCCGAGTACCGGCAGGGCGTTGTTTACACGTTCTATCGGTACGTCTGGCACTGCAATTTGGACTATGCCTTCTTCAGAGTCAACAGGAATAAGTATAGATAAATCTTTTCTGCTTATCATGAAAGCTCCACCATAAGATTAGTATTAACTTCCATGTTTCCTTTGATCGTATAAATACGGAATGCTTCCTTTCCGTTTGCATTGAACTGGCCAAGGGACATTGAAAGGCTGGTAACAGTCCATGCTTTATTAACATCATCATAGATATCAACGCTACCTGATATAACACCATTCGACATCCACTTTTTTTTATAAAGCAAGTCTGCCCCCGAAGTCTTAAGAATTGGAAGAGTAATTGTTACGGGAACAAACATATTACCACTTGCCACTGTCCCGGTCGCAGTTGGGAGTCTTGTGACTGATTCCTCATCAACTGTAATTTGTATCATATCTTCACCAAGATCAGTGGGAATGATGTTGAGAGCCGTAACGTTTGAAAAAACCGCCTTAACAAACCCTTTGTGTATGAATGAATAAGTACTTGCCATCTTTTACTCCTTACGCCAATGTGACGTTAAATACGACTTTTCTGTAGAATCGGCCAATCTGGATAATACCTGAAAGCCCGTCATAAATCTCTGCCGCATATTTTGTTGGATTATCGGCAATGTAGGTATAGAACGGCACTGCATAAAATGTACCCGTATTGTTCATCGTGGTTCCATCATCTGCCATAGACTCGGCAAACTCATTAATAGTTCCGTTTGCTTTTCCCGCAATGCCCTCTCCGTTAATAACGGAAAGAAGTTTGTCTATGCCAGTCTGATTGTATTGAATAACAGCCGATGGGCTATTTGACCCGTTATACAATGCAGTTGATAACGCAATCTGAAGACTTACCATAATAGTGTCCCATGCGTACCAATAATCCCAAGAAGAATTGTCAAGGAACCTTCCGTTGAATACAACGTTGCGCGATATCAATCTACCTATGTAATTTACCGCGCTGTTATTCAATGAAGTTTTGAATGATGACAAAAGATCTTCTACGGTTACCCCGGGACAGTACTTATACTGAAACATTGTATTTTTGTTTGTCGATGATAGGTCGTAAATGGTTGATGCCATTATTCCAGCCATTGCCCCCGAGGCACTTTCCCCGGCCACCGCTGATGGATAAATAGCAAATATTGATTTGAGGCCAGCCAACGCGACGAACTTTGCATCAACAGCCGGATCAGTTCCATGTGTTACCTCAACGTCAAAATATGTTGCCGATATATCAGTAGCATAAAGAGCCGCAAGAGTCTTGAAAGTCGCTTCACCGTAAAAGGTAGAAGGTACTGCATAATGATAACACAGTCCAACTCCGTCAGAAAGAAATGTGGCAAGTGCCGCGATGTTTGTTGCTATGGTCGTCACCGTTCCTGTTTCAAAGATATATGCCGTTCCATTTGCATTTCTTCCGAAGAACGATTCAAGCCAAATGTAAGTTTCCGTTGATTTGTATGCATCGGTAGTGGTTACAAATATAGAATCAATCTCACTAGCAATAACGCTTGTAAGATGTCCGGTGGTTATATTCGTATCCCCCGTCGAAACTTTACAGAATCTCCGTGTATAATCTGACGGCACATTAGCCGCAAGCACGGAGACATTCAATACTACCGGATTTCCGGGATCAGGATTTGTAAACGCCATTTAATTACCTCCAAGGGTTGTAACCGCTATATTTGCGGTCGCTTTCGTAATATATTTTAGTGCGGTATCAGCCGCCGATTCAAGAACATAATTTATCTTTATTGTCATTGTCCGCTTGTTTGCCTTAATGCCAAAACTCGATTGTGTATCATCCTGAACCTGTACCCACCCCGGGATTGTCATTAACCCAAAAAACCCTTTTTCTCTCGCCTGTGTATCAAGCGCCATTAAAAACTTTTGCGCCTCATTCAAAGTTGCATTAATCAAATGGATAGTACAGTCATCGGAAATATATTGCAAGATGGTTGTGTCGGTTGTTTGTATCGGTTGTGAAAATGCTTTGCTTGATTTGACTTCTACTATTGCGTGTATTGTTGATTTGTTGAACGGCGTCAAGAAGGAAGGATAGACCGATACGCCGCTATGGGTTCCAAACTCAATCCATTTTGTAGTTGAGTTAGAAAGAAATAATTCAGTAGCAACCGCGTCATCGGTAATTATGTATCCGCTGTTTTTGTTCTGTAAGATTTCCCCAAAATAGTGATAGGTCTGCATCTGACCATTGTATACCGCGCTTTTGTTTACGCCAATCTTTAACCCATTGTAAGTAATAATAATCATTGAAACACTGTCGGTCTGAAATAGAGAAAATAATTCAACTTGTGTATTTACTTCAACAACAGAAACATCGTAAATACCATCAGGTCTTTGCACTTGATCAGTTGATACATGAAAAGCACAGGAAATATCCGTACTGGTTTCTCCGGGAAGAATATATGAAAGACCATTCGCGCCTAAAAGATATGTGCATGGAGTAGCCGAAGCATTATTGATTTTGTCCTGAAACTCTTTGATTGATCCCTGTAAAAGTTTCTTTGCTTCATTCATGACTTACCCCGATTGATAGCCCAGTAAAATAAGACCCTGTGTCTACAAAAGATGCTGATCCGCGCTGTTCAGATGCCATTGTTATAATTCCATGTTCTTCATTAAGTATATATGCTCTCCATATTGGAGTTATTCTATCATTTATTGATCCGTCCATTTCATCGTTACTTTTATCATGCTTTATTGCTAACGCCATTTCACTTATAATAATCTGTTCTAAATCTTTTTTATGTAACGCTATAAAAATCTGTAATAAGCTATAACGCTGTTCAAGCTTCTCTGCTACATCAAAGATAGTTTCATTTTCGCTATTAGGATGTTGGATACCCGGCTCAATGAAATCTATTTTTTTCGGCGCTGTTATCATATCGTTACCGATATATTCCGTAGTTGTTCAAAGAGAGCTTCGACTTGCTGTCCGTATGGAGTTGCCCACAAAAGCATAGTTGAAGCGTCCCCTTTCTGTGTTACGTCCGGGATAAACTTTGTAGCCGCGCTGGTTGAGTCCGACGCGGATACAAGTAATCCGGTGTTCTCTTCCATTTCGTATTTTGTGTATAAGCTATTCAATGGACTTGCACAAACGACAGAACTTATAATGAGATTATGCATTGCTAACCGATACATTCCGAGACGATAAATAACCGTATCAAGATAATCGATCATTGGCAGTAGCATAACATATGCCTCATCATAAGCATCTTGAGCAACGGGGCTTGTGGTAAATCCAGCAAACGCCGTCGGCTCATATCGTGCCGCCCATGTAGTCCAATCCGAATAGCTTACGCTCATTTCTTTGTCCGTCCGGTTTCTTTGGCGTTCTTTTCAACTTCAAGCTCAAGCTTGATTCCAGCTTGTCCCGCGTCATCAAGCGTTGATCCGGTTTCGGTTGCAAGCCGGTCGTTGATTACTTTCGTTTCTTCCGCAGTGTTTGCCTTAAAGATTTTCTCTGCCTTACCGCCGGTAGTTTTACCGATGATAAGTTTAGGATGGTCTCCGACAAGATACGGCTGGTTCTGTTTCTTGAACGCCTCAAAACACTCTTCATTCGGAAAGTTGTATTCCTGATTCAAAGTGTAAGGAGGCATATCAATATCATGACAGACGTAATTTGTGTTAGGCACCCGATACGCGAAAATCATGTGCTTTGCTTCGGTAGAAGTCAGTATTACTTTCATTTTCCGGTTGTCCCCTTACGTTGAGTACGGAATATTGATGGTACGTACTGCATCTTTGCGGATAACAGCACCCGAAGTGGTCTGAAGTTTGAACAGTCCCTGTTGCGTCCAGTTGATGGTTGGATTCTTCATGTACTGGAGACCGCCGGCATTATCCATGAACGTGTTCATCCGGTTGATGTTGTTGTCCATGAGTTTATACTGGCTGATATCTTCCGGTACGGCTTCTGCTTCACCAAGTCCCGGGGCAATAAATACCACAGGGTCAGTCAACGCGCTTCCTCCGGTTCCTTCAAGAAGTTTATCCTGAATAAACTTTACCTTACCAACTCCGAGCCAGTCACCAACCACTCGACCGAAAGTACCGCCGACAGAGTCGACGCCCGATCCGGGAAGCTGTGAACTGGTAACAGCCACAATGGTGCTCTGGAGGTAATTGATAGTTCGCGGAGACGAAACAACTACAACCGGCTTTGCCATTCCATAAGTCGCGTTCATGGTCTCGCGAGCTACGGCGGCAAGGAGGGCAACGAGTTCGGCGGGATTGTACGTCAACAATGTTGAGTGTGCCGCAGAGTCGTTTGCGAATGAGTAGGTAGTTCCCTGTGCGATAAGTCCTTGAGCAGTAGAAGTCGGATCGAATCCAAACCACATACCGTAGTGTCTTCGCTGGTTAACAGCCATTTCACACAGTTTTGTGTTTAATGCCTCAAGACTGATCGACGGCATGACTTTCGACATTTTCGCAGCGTCCTGATCAGTGTACTCGAAACGTGCATGTATGGTGTAATACCAAAACGCAAGTTGATTGTTGTCAAATCCTACGCTGTCCGCGTCTGCTCTCCATTGCTGCCCGATGGTAGTTGGAGTATGGATGTTTGACAGAGACGGAAGGTAAAGAGACGGAGCGCCGAGTTCACCAAAGTGGGTAATATCGGCAAGGCACTCTTTGAAGTTGGTATCCTGTACAACCGGGGCAACATATCCCGGCATGACCGAAGAGCCAACAAAACGGCTAAGATTACTTATTGATCCCATTTGTTACCTCCTTTAGAGTTGGACACGGATGCATTTGCAAGCCGTCCAGTTTACGTAGCCATTAGTATCGACTTTCTGATAGTAACCGTCTACGACGGACGACAGAAGATGAATAGAAAGAGCAGTGTCAGTACCGAGCGTTGCGGTAAGAACGCCAGATGCCCAACACACCGGGGTAAGTACGGAAACATTGGCAAGTGCCGCATCACACGGAAGCCATGTCTCGACACCAGAACCAAGCAAAGCGAGATTTGCCATCATACCAACATGCGGATAACCGATGCCCCCGTCAGTGTTGATCATGTCCTCAGCACCTGCGAGAACAAAACCGGCGATGTTAGCAGTAAGAGTGCCAAGCGCGGTAATCTCAAGAACGTCGGCATTGAATCCGGCTATCTGGTTGGTACCGGGGGCTCCGACGCGGTTATCGACCTGTGCGGGAAGTCCAGCAAGAATAACCTTGTCAGTTATTCCGTTGGCTATCTTTGCCTGTTTCATTTTGTCGCCACGTGCAAAAAGGTTTATAGCCCTTCCACAAAGAGGCGCGGAGCTTGACGCTCCAATGAACGCATTCGTAAACTGTCCATTATCTGTAATCATTTTTCAACCTCCTTTAGAAGTTCATCCGAGTAAAAGTGCCCTTGCCGGTAGGGATATAAGTCCCGTCCGCTTTTGCAGAGGTATACAGTCCTACTGATTTTGCGGCGACCTTTTTCTTCATGTCATCTAACGCATCAAGCGCAAGCTTCTTGTTAGCCGAATCGATTTTCTGGAATAGGCAGTGATACTTCGGGTCAACATATTCCTTGTTGTACGAAAGTACACGTCGCAGATATTCAGAACTCGAAAGGTTGGGTTTGTCAGCAGGTTTTTTGATCTTGACTTCGGTATGAGCCGAATCAACCATTTCAGAAACTGCATTAACCAGTTCCCCTTTCTCTTCCTCATCATCGCCCGATAATTCAGGGGTTTCTTCCCCAGTAGCCACCGGAGCGATTACGTCTTTCTTGTCTTCTACAGCAGGTGTTGCTTCGGGCTTTACCTCTGCGTGTACAGCTTTATCGCTCTGGACAAGAGCTTCAACGATGGATATGAGTTTATCCACCTTAGCTTCAAGCGCCGTAATCTTTGCGTTCTCTTGCTGTTCTGCTGGTACCGCGGTTGGATCGGCAACGGCTGGCACTGCCGGTTCGGCATCTTTTTTTTGATCCGGGTTAAGTTGTGCGATGTTTGATGCATCGTCTATCTTAGGTTCCGGCTTTTTGGTTTCGTCCATTAAATCCTCCTTAGTCAAAATTGTATCTTGAGTGATTGCCGGTTCACCATTATCCCAATGTCCGGCTTCCACAATAGCAACATGGTCTATGTCTTCAAAAGATTCTCGAAGTATATTGTCTTCGCCCAGTGTATTTTTTGATGTGACAAAAGGTGAAGTACTATCATATCCGTCTTTGAATGCATCTAACATTGATATATCCCATATTTTGGCAACTCCCCACACTTGGTCGCCTTTTATATACGGATAGAAGATGTCTCCAACTATATAGTCTTTCCAGTTGTCGTATGTCAACCCATCGGTAGCGTGAAAGAAACAGACAGGAAGACCATTGCAACATTGTAAAAACCTATCCGAAAGAAAATCTTCCTTCGGCCTATCTATGAAGAATTCCACCTGTTTGCCTGTTTTGTCAACATAATTCCGTTTTGTGATGCCTGTTCCGGTTATTCTCATGGGAACAAGAAGGTGTCCGTCAGTTGCAATTATGGTATTTATCTCACCATTTGCTATCTTTTCTGATATGGCAAGATCACTTAATGTTCCGTCTATGGGAGATTTATCTAATATGCCCGTTGTATTTACTTCGTCTGACATTATTCACCTCCCATATATTCGCGCCCTTTGGCTGTTATGATGCCTTCGTACTTCTTTGGCAACAACTCAAGGTCGTGAAAGTATTCCGCGTAACATCGGCATCCTGGTGGAACACTTGGCATTCCATCGTTTATGTCATCATCGTATATCACACCATCAGCTTTCTTTACTAGTCCCTTGGTAACTGCCCATGACCCTTTGATTAAATAAAGTTTTCCCTCTCTATCCCAGTGGTCATCGTGCGAAGGTGTCCCGATAGGATATTCCCCTCCCGGTCTGCCTACCACTTTCTTGTCTCTTCGGTTATGCCAGATAAAAGCAAATGCGCCTGAGTTCTTTGCGGTTATATCGTTCATAGATCCTATAAGTTTACGAGTTTGATCTGTGATTATAAATTGCTTATGTGCTTCTGTTTGATATCCATTCTCTGGTATCTGCAATATTTCTTTATTTAAATATGATTTTATCTTTTCAGGATTATCACTATTCCCGCGCATATCATTACTAGGGATAGAAGACCAATTAATAAATCTGTTCTGCAATTGGTTCATGTATTCTTTGTTCTGTGTCTTGATAAGTGAAAGGGAATTAGTAACGGCGTTCTCCACCTCTTTACGATACGCCGGTTTCATATCCTCTATTCGATATGCTTTTATTCCAGAATGATACTTTGTATACCCGCCATTTATGTAATTATAATAAGCCTTTTTATATTCGCTTCTTAGTTCTGGCTCAAGAGCGTTTATGAAGTTGGTAAGTTCCTGTTCAGTCACATTTCGATATGACGCTAAAAGGCGCTCAACCTGCTTACCTGTTGCAGTATTAAGACGCCCTTTTTTTGTGAGATTTTCGGCAAACTCAAAAAGAATCTGCTCACCCCCGGTCATACGGTTTCCGTTGGTGTAATTTCTTCAGGCGGCTTAACTGGCTGGTCTAAGTCTATCCTATTCTTGAAAATACCAGCCTCATGTACCTCAGCCTGAATATCTTCCGGGTTTGCTCCAAGAGACTGCGCTTTAATTAAATTATCCAGTTTAAGCCCATTTGTTTCTTGTATTTCTTTTTCAGGTTCGGGGTAAAGGTTACCCCATTCATAACTAAAAGATTTTTCCCACATATCGCGAATTGATTCTGGCACCATGCCACGGTATTTCTTGGGGTCTGCCTGCACAACCGACTTTATATATTCGTCAGTCCATGCAAGCTTCATAATGTACGGATCAGTAAAAGAATAAAGAGGAGAGACCATTTCCTCACGAAAGTTGTTAACTGCCATAATTATAGTCTTGAGATCGCTCGATCCTTCGGCCATTCCCGTACTCAATGCAGTATCGAGTAATAATGGAGCGGGAGTATCTTCAAGAGCCATCATAATTTCACGCTCAATAGCTTTTAGTATCGTATCAACTTCGGCAACGCCGGTAAGGTTGAAAAATTGTACATTGGAGTCTTTCCCTATCTGCGTTGCTCCGGTGTTTTCCATGTCCACAATTTTTTGCAGGGCAATCTGTGCGGCAGTCATCTTTAGTCCATTCATGCGGTCATCATCTTTTCCGCTGAACACAATAGAGCTTGCTTTAGTTGCCATACGACGAAGAGAAATTGTACCACGTACCCACGATTTAATAAGTGGAATCATATTCTGGTAAACAGACACACCACCAAAAGTAAAGGTTGACGGATTAAACTTGAGATATACAAGGTCTCCATTCTGTATGATTGTTGCGCGTCTTGACCCGCACACATGACCGGTAATATGTATGCCATCGGGTCTCATGAAACGTAACGAATACGGCAACTGATTGATATAGGTTCCCGACAGATTCAAGGGGTCAAGAGCAACGAATGCACATTCTCCCGAATGAAGGGTTTTATACGTGAGGTCTTTCTCTATTGGTATTTTTTCATGGTTAAGAGCAATGCCCCCCATTCCAAAAATACGCGCATAAGTTACGGCGCGACGAACGATCATGTCTTGTCGCATTTTCTTTGACATTTTATTAAATCTTTCCACGGCATCGGGAGGTGCTTCTTTGACGGTTATCTCTCGGGGTACTGAAAAGGCAAACCGGGGCAACGCCTTTATGATACGCTTACCTAATCCCCAATAAGTAAAGATTGATACGCACTCATCGCGTGAAAGTGTGTTATCCTCATCGAGTTTAAGTAGCATTCTTTCAATTCCTGATATCCCGTCATTTGTGTTTGAATCGGTCATGATAGCCCCTTCTCAACAAAGATTGCATTACAGAGCGCCCCGAGTATCGGCCTTGCAGTCTTATCCTCTGGCGTGTATCCGGTAACTTCCCATGTAAACAGGTCGCCTGATTCTGCATTGAACTTCTTTGCACCGAGTTTGTCAATCACTATAAATCCGTCGTTGATAACGGGAAGTATCTGCATAACCCTTTCCGGTAACTTTTTGCTTATATAATTCTCAATATCAATGCCTTTTATGCCGACATATCCTTCAGACAATATATCAATTAATGGGGTTCCACTTGAGTCCTCAGGTATGTGCAAGTCCCTACACCCAGCCTTTAGTATTTCTTTACAAGTTTCGGCAGTGTCTTCCTTCTTTCCTTTCCAGTAGTCCTTAATATGCATAAGGAGTTTCTGTCCCGGTACTTCGATGATATCAAACATAACAGCGCCAAAAAGATCGTCTTGAAAGTTGAAGTAACAAACGTCAGGATAAATGATATTAAACTTTTCAGGGGGTTGCTTAAACATGGACGCCTTGAAAAACATATCCGAAGTATTAAGATTGTCCAGACCAAAAAGATCTATAAAGCCCCACACGTATGCATCCACTCTATCAGGGGATTCCCCGGGTGCGCCTATAAATCCCGCTGTTGTCATACGGCTCATCTGATTCTCAAGCCTTGTTGACCCTCCACAGATATGCTTTATCTTTCCCATTTGCGCAAGGTTTGCCACAGGGCCAGCACGTAATACCTTGTTCTGCCCAGACTTTGCCTTTACCTCTTTGACTATAACTGTCGGGTCAATGCTGAGTATTGCCGACTTGATATAATCCCCTCCGGCATTTGTCTCTACCACAATAGCGTCGGCATGATACTCGTAATATGCGGCGATTGCTTTGGTGCTATAATCGTTTGGAGAGTATTTGCCTGACAAGTCAGATATATGATGCCCCTCGCCTCCGTATGTCTTACCGACTACGTGTAGCCCGTATTCGTTTGAAAACTCTGTATTACTTTGAGCAGGGTCACCGCACACCACAACACGGCAATAGTTATCACGTTGGAATGATACCGCTGAAACTATTTTCTTGAGTAAATCACCCGGCCAGAGAGAATCTTCAAAGACCGTTTGCGGCTTTCCACCGTAAATATGCTCCCATTTTGGATAGTTGGTTATCTTCATGGCTTCGGCTTCGTCCCGTGCCTGTTGCGTACAGAAGGGATTATCCCAATAATTAATAGTTATGATTAAAACGTTTTCGCGTGCCTTGCATTCGTTATATACAGGATCGCTTTCATACCGTCTATTCATGCTAAAAAACATACGGCACCCTTCAACGCGAATTAGTGTAGGGATCAACACATCAAGAGTTGCTTGACTAAACCCTTGCGCCTCTTCACCCCAGAACAAGAAAAGCTTATGTATGGATTTTACCCCGTCGCTTCGGGTTGCCTCACGCATACCCACAAAAATTATAACAACCCCATTGCGACGGCATCGTATCTGATCGTCTAGACAATCAAACTCTTCTTCAAGATGGTAATATGTTATTCTGTCTTTCAATAGAGCATAAGATGAATCTTTGAGGCTTTTCTGTATTTCGCGACCGCATACACAGGTTCCCGAATCGTTGCGCTCCCACACAAGGATAAGTATCATATCGGCTATTTGATAGGACTTACCGCCATTGCGTCCTCCTTCAAGAAGGGTTATGAAGTTCTTTACAAACAAAGGGCATATTTTCCCTGCCTTGCTAAAGAACTCCATTACATTGTTTTTAATCTTGTTTACGATGGGAACGTTCTGAACATCAACAGCAGCCGATACTTCTGCTTCAACCAGCATCTTATTACCGTCAAGTTTGTCGCCCATCTCTTTGATAATGGAAACACTGGAATTGTCTTTCTTCTGGAGAATGGTTACTACAATGTCTTTGACGTAATCCATACCCTCAAGCTCTATCTCTTTACCATCTTTTTGTACTTTGTATTTATCCGCAAGGATTTCGGCATAGATAGTCGCCATACGTTTTTTCTCACGGCGAACCTCTACGGACTTTTTACCGCCAATTCTTCCTTGTTCCACGGCTTTATCATGGGTTAAAGGAACTATTGGCGTTAGATTCTCTACTCTTCCGGGTTTCTTTACCATATCCCATAGTATATGACATATAACATTGTTCTGTCAAGAATTGAAAATACCTCCGCAAGTGGGAGTCTTTGGAAGGATTGCAAGTTGTTGCAAGTAATTGCAAACTTTTAGTTTAGCTAGCAAGTGTTACCCTCTAGTTAAAATATGTTCTACTTTCTTTACATGAGACGCTCGAAAGAATACACCATCATTGCACTGGTATAGCCCTTTCTCGAAACGCTCTCCCTTGAACAGTATCCCTGCCGTCCGTACAGGTAACACGAACTTCATAGCCTAAAAATGTATCAAGATTTTTACGTGTCATTTTCTTACCATCCTTTTAATGAGCCTTGAGAGTTTCGAGGGAAGAGTTTCACGCCAGTGTCTGTCAGGATCGCAGATTATTGATTCTGGGCATTTTTTATACCTAAAGTAGCAACAATGACATTCACTTGTAAAACTCGTCTTTATCGTTAACTCGCTTGAGTACCAGCGTTCTCCCGTTATCCTTGATTTTCATGGCTGACCTGCCTTGAGTTCGGAAATAATTGTATCAATTTCCTTGGAAACCCAATTACCAGATTTAGTAATTTTGCCTTTTAATTCCTCTAGAACTTCTATTTTGCATAGTCTTTCTGCCAGCCGATATCCAGCAAAAAAAGAACAGGAAGTCATAACATTCCCTTTTGATTCGTTTTCTTTCATAAAACGTTCGTCTTCAAATGATATGTCTTTTCTAATCCATTTGTCGAACTCTTCCCTGATCTTTGCATCATCCATTTTATTTACCCTGCCTTTTCGGATTTGCCGGTTTTTCTATTGTATCTATATCCTTCTTTTGGAGGATACTCTTTCTGTTTTATTCCGCTGTGAATATACCTTGTTTCTGGATCGGCATTTTTACACAGTTTTCTGTGTTCTGTATCCCTCCAATCTCCGGGAAGGTCAACCTTGCAATATCGGCATTTACTCATTTACCACCCTGCCTTTCGTTGTATTCTTTGAGCATCTCGACAAGCTTGTTTTTCACAAGTTTGACGAGCAACGGTTCAGTATCAATTTCTTTTGCATACTTTTCCGCTATCTCATCTTCGAGCGACTTCGGAAGGGTACGGGTGTAAGGAATCATTTTACCTATTTGCTCACGACCTTTATAAAACCACAATTGAACATTATCAGCAATTTCCGGCGCACTATCGAATACTCCCGGTAGTGAGGCAATGGCTTCGACGCATATCGAAATAGCGCAGCCTTTGTTTATCGGGTACATTTCGCAGTTATGGCAATCTTTGCCTAGGCATTTCTTCGCATCCTCTTTCATCTCAGGCGTGATGGTTACTTCGTTCATGCTCATATTATCAAGCATTACTGGTTTAGGTTCTGGATTTTCTTCAAGCCATTGCCTTGCATTTTTAAGGCTTTCAGCCCACTGTTCTTGACAAGATAAATCATCTGAGTGTTTATTTTTGCATACACAGTCGAATCCCTTTATCGTGCAAGATATCAGACTGCATTTCCCACCTTGTTTCACGATTTCTTTTGCGGTTATCCGCTTGTAATCTTTGTCATTAATTGGCGTCCCCTTACTTATGCCTTCAAGTGTTTTATCGTTCATTTTGCACCTTCCTCTTCATCATTCGATTGATTCGCGATCCTGCAACATTCCTTGCAGTCTGGTACGGCTTCTGGACAACTGGAGAACATACCGCAATGTACGTCCGGTTTCATCGCTTGTGCCAATGTCTCAAATAAACTGGTCATGTTATTTTCCTTTCTTAGGGTCGTAAGGTTTCGGTTGTTTCATCCATGCGATTACATCATCACCGTAATGATTAGAACATTCAGGAAGAATGCACCAACCTATTGTACCCGATAATGATTTTACACAATCAGCTTGCCTGACTTGCGTACCGCCGTATGAGCCAGTTACCAGAGTAACCAGATATCGACCGCCTTCCTTCTTTGGTAATTTAGTACCCCACATATATGCCTTCCTTTAGTTTGGCAAGCATGTCAAACTTCGTGAATGTTACCGATGCAATCGTCTTAATTGTTGTCAGGAATATTAATACTTTTCCTGACAACGCAAACCCATTAATGCCTATATATTCATTGACTGGAACGAACATATACGATTCATAGTATTTACTTTAACCTCGAAAGAACATCGTCCGCATTAGCAATTGACGCATCAAAAGAGTCCATAAGACTTTGTTTTACTTTGCCATTTAGGCACATGGCTGCATCCGCAAGATCATACCGAAGCATCTCAATTGCTAGAATTGCCTCATTCTGCAAAATTACCACCCTGTCAGCGTCTTTCTGTTCGGTGATTTTGCCTATAATTCTTGCTGGGCCATCATGCTGCGAGTTTTCACCCTCTGCAATTTGGCATCCACTTCCATTAATGTTATGAGATTCTATAAACCAATTGGTAGAATCCAGCTGCGCTATTTCGTCAAGCAGCTCATTCGTAATATTTAGAATTTCTTTTCTATCTTCTCCAGGTCTATTTTCGTTATACCTTTTGTCTAATTCTGCCTTGCGTTCTCTCATTCTTGCTGAACTTATCATCTTGTCACCTTCCTTTACCTATAGTATCGCTTATATTGGTTAATTTGTAAAGCGTTTATTTACATAAATAGGCATAAAAAAAGGACTCCAGAGTAAAAGGGTTAACCTCCGAAGCCCAAAGAAAGGTGTATGCCTGGATAGTAGCATGCCTTTATGTATTAAGCAACAATTATTACGATAATAGCAATGAGCAAGGATAAAACAAATATAATCGTCATATCGCCTCATCCTCATCAAGCCGTACCAACTCTTTATCATGGTTTTCAAGCGTTTCCTTGACGCGTTCATCAAGCCGTTTTATCTTTGCTTGTTTAAAAAAGTCTATCCGATTACCGTTATCAGTATCATAAATACTCCGAAGTTGTTCAAGCATGATTTCACTGTCTGCTATCTCTTCCCGAATATGGTCATTATCTGCCTTGCCTAGAAGTGCCTTAGACAGTTCTTTAGTCAGCTCTGACATTTCCTCAATAGCTTTGATAGTCTGGTTTTCTACGCCATACACGGCAATTGCTTTACGTAGAATTGGGTTTATCATCCCTCTACCTTCCTTGCTGTTCTATCAGCTTTGTTTTTTGCCTTTATGGTTGCTTGTTCTTTCTGATATTGAGCAACGATTGGATCAGGGTCAAGCCCGTAAAACTCTGCTATCTTTACAATTACGTCATTCGATACCATTTTACGGGTTGCGTTCATCTTTTCTGCAAAGCAGATAGTCATGGCAGATACGCCCATTTGACCGGCTACCTGTCGAACGGTTAACCCTTTGTCCCATCGCGCTTTTGATAGTATTTCTCCTACTGTTTTCATGTACTCTCCGTTATTACAAATAGAGGGATTCCACCTCTCCCCGGAGTTCCACCGGTTGACTCGCGCCGATCCTCGCTGTATGCAATGATTCTCGCGTTTCTCTCTGTACAGAAACATAGAAGTATCCGGCGTTGACCCGGGGGAACCTTTTTACGTAATCGTCAATTTTGCTTGTACTTTGCATATCGACTTTCCAATCCTATTACCGCCTTTCGCCTTGCGGTCTAACTTCCACTAGAATAATAACATATTAAAGATTATTTGTAAAGCGTCAAATAAAAAACCCCACTGGTAAAGGGTAAACCAGCAGGGCAATATCAAGGAAGTCTGAACGATAGGTATTTATAACATGCCATTGCTTTGCTGTCAATGTTTTTAATCATCATACCTTGACTCTTTTTCTTTCCATTCCTGTAAGTTAATTGCTTTTTCAGCAATAGTGTTCAATGTTTTATTTCGTTCAATCATACCGCCCATTATTTTAATCATATATTCTTTTAACTGTTTTTTGTTTTCTTCAATCTTTGTTTTATCATCAAGAGATAAAACATAAAAATTAACATAATCAAGTGTATGGTTGTATGTTATTGTTTGAATAACATTTATTTTTGACTTGGCTATTCTTTCCCCTTCACGCACATAACTACACTTTGTTTCTTTGCAATCTGGAGCTGTATGAACATTAACAGACAAAAGGCCGTCAGTGCTTCTAAAAGAACCGCTTATTTTTACCAAGTTCATTGTTACTCCTTTATAAAAAACGCCGGTTGTTTCCACGTAGGTTATCAACCGGCTAATGTTACCCGCTAAAAAGAGGGTATAAAGTTTAATTTTATTTCCCGGAGTCCAAAGACAGGTTGCGATCCGGTGCGCCTATATCTATGCTACTTGCCTGTACTACCGCTGTTATTACGGATTGATTTCAGCTGGTTAAGAATGCCCGACCGCATCCCACCAATGAGCGGTTTATTCACGTTTGCCGTATGTCCTGCGATTGCGTAGGCGCTTACGGTAGATATCCGTTCCATCGTTTCGAGATATGGCACTTCTACAGATGTACTGGCGATTGCGTCAGGTACTAGAAACTATAGAAATAGAATCATGAAGTAAATACCGTTACCTCCGTTTTTTCAAACTACTTTTATTTGTCTATCCGGTAAAACTGTTGACTTAAATATCGCTTTACCTTCATCAGATACAATATACCACGGTATGCCCTGATTGTACTTTCTATACATTTCTTTTAGTTCACTTATAGCCAGCATAGTTTCACTTCTTTTTACGTTTGACTCTTCTTTATCAAGTTCTAAACATTTTGCTACCGTTTCCTTACTTGATAGTATAACATACTTTTTGAATCCACCCTTATCTTTTTGCATTTTTATTTCTATTCCGCATGATTGAAGCTTTCCCATTAAGTTGTATACATAATTAGAATAACTGCCAATTTGTGTTCTTATTTCTTCCACTGTTCTGTACTGAGTCAAATAATCAACAGCTATTAACCATCTTTCAGGTATCTTTGTTTTATTCTTTTTAATTCTAGCCATTTTCTTTACCCTTCTTTCTGTTTGCTATTTCATTCGACCATAACCAGATAAATGCAGTAAAGGCGCAACCTAAAGCAAAAGAACATACTGCTATAATTATAAGGTCATCAAGTCGAATGGATATCATTTCTCCCCTTCCTTTATCGCTAACTTTTTCAACTCTCCGAATAGTTCCCCAATTGACGCGTATTCACGATTGGTTTTTGATGAGGTTATACCCTTACCGTTCCATTCTGCCGTAGCGGTATATTCCCCGTCTTCTTTGCTGGTTGTTATTGTTATGTTACCGGAAAAGATAGTTTTCATACTGCATAGTCCTTTGCTTTTTCTAGCTGATATTTTGCATCTATAGTTGCAACTTCACCTTTAAGGGAAGAACGATCAACCAAAGGAATCATGATTTCTATTATCATCATAAAATCTTTTATAGTTTCCCTGGCCTCTAAAAGGTCTTTTCCATATTCTTTAATTATGTTCGTTGTATTGCCTGTTATGTGGTCAGCTTTTAATGCGCTTTTTATTTGGTCATTCGATATTCTCATTTTCACACCCCTTGATATCTTGAATTATAATCCTACTGGCTTATATTGTAAAGCTGTTTATCAGAATAAAAAACCATTTTTCGGTTTATTTTCTTGCACTATTATCACTGGCTTTTCAACTGCTTTTACTTCTTTCTGCCTTACCAGATAACCGTTGTTTTCACCTTTTAACTTTTTAAGTTCGGTACATTCATATTCTGTACCAGTGAAGATAGTGAAATCGGAAAGACAATCGTATAGTTCGTGGGTCATTTAATACCAAAGATATATCTAGCATCTCTCAGAGCGTTTGCTGTATGTTTCCTGCACCAGTATTTATTTTTACCTGACCAATGAAACCCTCTCGCTTTCAATGCTGATATAATTTCAGCGTCCGGGCGTACCTCATGAATGATAACAACATGATCGTCTTTTATATCAATCACCCCACCGCTTATTTGAATAGGCTCGAACGTTTCACGTCTTACTATTCTGTTTTTCATTATCAATACTTTTTGTTCCAGATTTTTTATTCGGGCGTTTGAGTTTGTGAGTGCCCAACTGGCAAATCCAAATTTGCCATAGCAGTCTGGCGTCATAATATGCTCTATCATTTTTTCTGATATCTCAAGTTCTTCTGAAAACAACTTTCTTTTGTCATCGTCGCTTATTTTTTTCCTGAATACTTTGTTTACCTCTACCATGAGCGTGTGTGCATTTCGTTCTTTTTCCAGCTTCAACAAAGCATCGTCAATTTCTTCCTCTGGAGATTTTACCGGGACACGATTTACCGACTTGATATATCGTTCACGCCATGCCTGAAAATCTTCATATGCTTTTTGTTCAGCCATAAAGGCTTTCCTGTTCTTTTCAAAAGGGAAATTAGCTGGACCCGCTATCATAGAAGACATACAACGCGATTTTTTTGACATCCAATCTTTTAGATGCTTTATATATTTTGCTTCATAATCTCCAGCTTTTTCACCTAGTTCCGAAAGGTCTTCCGACAATAACGCTGAATATTCATTCACGCACTGAGTCGCTCTAATATCAGGGCTGAAGCTTGTACCGTTATGTGCCTGATAAAAAACATCTTTCATCCCTGTTATTTTCTCATTCATATTAACCCCTTTGATCCTTATCGTTCTACTTATAATATACTACTATTTATTATTTGTAAAGCGTTATTTTCGCCCTTTCTTTCGTTCCTACAATTTCATTTTTATCAGTGAAAAATCCGGCTACCCTGCATTTTGTCAAACATTCCTCATGTAGCCTTTTTGCGTCATCATCCCATGGAATATTGGCTATTTCGCAGTATTTACGCATTATTTCGGGTGAAGGAATGTACGGCTTGTTTATATCAGGTTCAGTTCCGCGCCACACTAACCGTATCCAATCGTCAACATTCATCTTTCCGTTATAAGGTTTTATTTCTAGTGTCTGTTCTGGTATTTCCTCAATTGGTTTTATCTTTTTATTCGGAGCATCGATACTTGTAACTATCACCATTTGTAACCCTAAAAATATCAAGCCAAAAACGCATAGAGGTATATATCGTTTCTTTCCCCATGCGTCCGGTATTGAAGTGAATACAGAATCAGCCGTGATATAAACCCCGCCCGTTTGCTTCAACACCTTTTCACGCGCCTTTCTGTCTAAACTCAAGCCGTTTATTTTATTATTCTCTGTCTGTATGTCGCTCGATATACTGGCAATCGTTTCCGGGCGCGTTGATATTGTCCGCTCATCCTGCAACTTTTGAATCTGTACCTGAGAATTACTAATTTGGTAATCTATCCTTACAAGTTCGCTATCTTGCGATATTTCTATCTTTTCACTTTGTGCTTGAGTTACTACAAGCGAAAATGAAAAGTCAAAAAAGAAAACTACCGATGCAAAAATAACCCATGCCGTTTTTTGTCCCTTTGCCCATGATCGAAACACAAATAAAACAATGGTAACGCCTATAGATATAAAAGCTATTTTTGTAAGTAAATCGGGAGCTATTGTCATCATACATATTGGTATAACTATCAAGTCAACTATAAGGGCAATAAGTAAACCAATTACGTCTATGCTTTTTTCAAGTTTTTCTGGCAACTTCACTTTTTATTCCTTCAACAGTTCATCGCGTATTTTATCGGCAAGCTCTTCCGCTTCCGCTGTTCTAAAACCGAGGTTGCATTTTGAGTTACATTTAAGCGAACACGTTGCGACTAAGTTACCGATATGATGAATCACGCTTTCACCATACTTTTTTTTATTTGCTTCACTTGACGCGATCCTGTGGGCACATTGAGGCGTACCGTTTTTATAGATTGATTGGCCACAATTTCCGCATATATACCCGTCTCGCTCAAATACCGCTTTCTTTGTTTCTGATATCCGGTAACTTTCCCTTTCCGTCATCTTTCCCTTCTTCAAAGTTTAGCTTTATTTGTTCTTTATCAACTTCTTTTCGTTTGCATGAACAGCGATATCCGCGCCCTCTTATAAGACTTTTTATTGATTTAAGTTCTCTACCACAAGAAGGGCAATTCATATTCTGATTTTCATTTTCTCAAGTCGTTCGCGAATGTTTGACCCGATGCCTTTCTTTACTTCACCCCGACTAATCATAGCAAGGGAATAGAACATGAGATATGCATCGCACTCGTCAGTTGTCCCAAGCTCCATATTAAACTTTTCAACTACAGCATTTAGATACTCACGTTTTTCTTGAACAGAGTTTTTCTTTAACCTTATCCCAGTAATGCTTTTCCAGATAGCGTTTTCCATTTCTATTATCGGTATATCCCAAGACGCGAAACAAGCACGAATAATGCCGCCTATCTCACCTTGAACAGTTACGGAACGCGACTGGCTTCCGAAAGAGTAGTTTTCTATTAAAAGAAAATCCCATTTTCTTTCTTTCGCGAGTTTGGCAAAATGCTTGATATAATATCCTAACATCCATAAGCGCGGATATTTTTCAGGGTCTTTTTTTTGTATTGTATATGCTGAATCTTTTGTAAACTTACCATCCCGACAAATCAAGACGCCGGATGCACGAAGAGAAGGATCAACGATGACAAAGTTCAATGTTTCCGGCGGCTTGATTATCATGGCTTAGTCGTCTCCCTGTGGTTCTGGAATGGAATCGGATAGGTCGAGTTGCCCTTCATCTTCATCCGGTTCGCTTGACGATGCTTTTTGTTTTGACACCCTGACGGTAAACTCAAGCACATTTCCTTTGCTTGTCAGAATATCCACGGCCTTTTCAGTTTCACCCGTCTGTACTTTCAGTGCGAGACCGCCGCCCTTTGAATTGAACGTTTCGAGCTTTTCGATAGTTCCCATGAACTTGTACTCTGATACAAACTCAATTGCCGATGCAGTTTCCTTCATTCATTGCTCCTTAATATTTTCTCATCCTCTTTCCGGCGCGAATGTCAGCCGCTAACTGTGTAAACATTTGTGACCCATATGACGAAAACGACATAGCCCGATTTGTTTTATCATTGTGGATCATGTTTAATTCTTTGCGTATCGTTTCGTAATCTGTTCCGGTTATTACTATACCGCCAATAGTTACAAACTCATGATTAGAAAAGTCTTCTGATTTATTCTTTGCCATTTATTCTTTTACCTCAAAAAACTTTCCACCTCTTACCTGATAAAAAACGTTTTCTTTTATAGTCTTACCATCAACCTTGTGAGTTTTTATACAGAGTATTTTACCTTCATCGTTTCTTTCGGTTACTACTACCCAACAGCCTAAAGCCCCCTTTGCTTTCCCTTCATATCCCGTTGTAATAGCGACTGACTCTTTACCGTCTGCACTAGCCGCGCTTTGGAATCCAGTGTTGGTAGCCGCGCTTCGGTCTCCAGTGTTGGTAGCCGCGCTTCGGTCTCCAGTGTTGGTAGCCGTGCTTTGGATTCCAGTGTTGGTAGCCGTGCTTTGGATTCCAGTGTTGGTAGCCGCGCTTCGGATTCCAGTGTTGGTAGCCGCGCTTCGGTCTCCAGTGTTGGTAGCCGTGCTTTGGAATCCAGTGTTGGTAGCCGCGCTTTGGAATCCAGTGTTGGTAGCCGCGCTTTGGAATCCAGTGTTGGTAGCCGCGCTTCGGATTCCAGTGTTGGTAGCCGCGCTTCGGTCTCCAGTGTTGGTAGCCGCGCTTTGGAATCCAGTGTTGGTAGCCGCGCTTTGGAATCCAGTGTTGGTAGCCGCGCTTCGGTCTCCAGTGTTGGTAGCCGTGCTTTGGAATCCAGTGTTGGTAGCCGCGCTTCGGTCTCCAGTGTTGGTAGCCGCGCTTCGGTCTCCAGTGTTGGTAGCCGCGCTTTGGAATCCAGTGTTGGAGTTTTTATCATTTTTCCAATCTATTTTGGAATGGATAAACTCGACCGATGCTTTAATAATTCCCGGTAAATCAATCTCTGCCTTTACCGTTATCTTTGTTCCACACAGCTTTGTGTCTTCTTCGCGCTCTCCGGTATCGCCTTCAACATCTACAATCCCGTATCTGCTATCAGCCGGATTATAATAGCCAAAAACGGCAAGCGGATATTCACAAGCATGGAATCCCTTATTGCATAGTTTTGCTTCTGGTTCTTCATAAGTCTTTCCAACTTCATACTGGAAATCACGGCACTTCAAATCCTTGTCAAACCCTTTGTATGCTTTCATTTACCTTTCTCCTTGATTTCTATAATTATAATCTGTAATTTATTTTTTGTATAGCACTTATCACCTTTTTTCTGTCGATTTTTACTATTTCTGCCCGTTGTATTCGCGGGTCGCTTTCAAGGCATTTCACCTCATCGCCGGCAATGCAGTGAATAAGTTTAACGCCCTCGACCTTCGCGCCGTTGTTTCTGGCTTTATACTCGACTATAGCCGTATCGTCAGTTGATTGAATCATTTTATACCCTCGAATAAATCTATCTGATTTTCTATTGGTTCCGGTCTTTTATCATTGCACCAACTACCGCAACAATTCCCTAATCCAGTTGGTAATCCGTGAAGTCCGCATATAGTTGACATAATGTTTTTATCAACATAGTTACAACTCGCACAGGATCGACCGTAGCGAGCAAGTCCGTAGGCGACGGCTATGTTTTGAATGCTCATACATATAACTCTTTACTTGTTTCTTTTAACTTTACTAAAAACTCTTTATTATCTCGAATCATTTTCATAATACCTTCAGAAAGTGAAATCGCCGCTTTAATTGACAGTCCCATTTTTGCAGTGCATAAGTCATCGGTATAGACATATACACTCATACCGCAAAAATCCTCAGCGGGTATAAAATCTATCTTTCTGGCTTTACCATCATTCCATTCACATCGCAAGCCTTTCAACGGGTTCCCTTTTAT